AAGACCATTTAGAGCATACTTCCTGGCGTAGGATGAAGCTGTGCCGGTCATCTGGCTATCGTCCATACCTTTCTTTTCCTGCGACTCTCTCGCAAAACCGTGAGCAATAAACTTGGTAATCTTGTCGGAGTCAAAAAGATGCGCGGTAGCCTTAACATATGCTTTGCCGGCAATATCAACCACCTCATCTGACAAAATTAAATAAAACCCATGCTCATAAAGCAGTGGCTTCACCGCCTCAAGTATGTCCTCGCAACTCCGGTATTTATATTTTCCAAAGCTGTTGGTACGCGCTTTCGGTACATTCAACTTCTTTTGAATTTCCATCAGGCTCATTTCATCATCCCCCTTTCTTTGAACCAGCTGTTGTTTTTTTCTAACATCTCGGCAGCTGCATAGCCTCTGCCAAAACCGTCTTGATATTCCTGTGACGCAGTAGCAGGGCAATCGTCACCCTTCTGGCCGGCCAGGAATCCGTTTTCCCAATCTTGATTTTTAGGTCCACCGATGAACTCGGCAACTCTTTGTATATTTAGTTCCATTTTTACCTCCCGTGGTTGAATGGAAAGGCGATTATAATGGCTATTTGTTGATTAAACAACTAATTTAAGTATTTTTGATAGCAGGGGAAATTGGTATCATTGTTTTGCAGCAGTACCTCCCGTACCCACCACATGCTGCGGCCCTCGGAGAACCTCTCCTCTCCGGGGGTCACTCCTCTTTTGCAATATCTTTGAAAAAATAGCCGTACAACCGGGCTGATAGGTTTTTTTGCGGAATAATAAGTAGGGGGTTTTACCGCAGACAAATGCGGTTAGTAGGACCAGATGGCGGTGCGGTTGTCAGTGTCCAGATGGATAAATCTAGCATTACCTTTCTGATTGATTCCAACGCCTTTGATTCTGCCGTCACTTAATGCAGTTTTAAGCAGTTCTAAGGCGCGTTCTCGATTTACCCCTATATCAACCGCTAGTCCCCTGGAATGCGCTCCAGGAGTCGATTTTCGGGCTTCTATGGGGTGATTTGGGCATCTGTACCCAGAGGTGATGGGGAAGGGGAACCCCAGGGCAGTTCTGAAGTCCTGGACAGCCTGGAGGATAGATTCTTGCATCTCTGACCCGTCAGAGTCACACCCGCACTTACAGGCGAACTCAGCCAGGGTGAAGTTCTTAAGATTTGCGGTCAACTTGTTTTACCTTTTCAACTGTCCTCATGGCGCCCAACCCTAACATGCCAAGCAAAACCGGCAAAAGGGTTTCCATGTCGATCAAAGGCAGCGCAACGTCATATCCTGCAATTTCCAGAATCATGTTGGTAAAAGGTATCGTTATGAAGTTACCGGCCATTCCAAGGGCGCAGATCCAACCGATTGCTGGTCTCCATCCTGAGACAAAAAGAGACGGGCTTGCGGCCTCAATCTTATTCACCTCAATCTGAGCCATAACCTGTTCCTGGGTATGCTTCTCAGCCATCGTGGCTATCTCATGCGCCAGGGCGGCCTTTTGGTCCTTGTCCTCGATTACCTTGTCAAGCAGCTGGCTGACAGGACCGATTAACGAGCTTAGATTCATACAACCACGGCCACGACTAAAATTAACGCGAAAGCCGCAATGCCTATAACTAGGTGTTTAGGATCCTGCTCTTGGACTTTTTGCTTCATGTGATTTCCAGCCTGTGTAACAGCGGCGATCAGTTTGTCTTTCATTATTTCACCTTCATATAAGCCGATGCGGCCAGAGCCACTAAGATGGCGGTTGTTACCCATCTTGCTATGGTCTGGCCTACCGTTTTTTTTGTGTCTCGCCAAGCCTCCAAAAGACCTCGCAATTCTCTCACATCGTCATAGGCGCTTTCATCTGAAAGACCTATTTTTAGTAATGCCTTCTCAGCAGCACGCTCTGCACACTTTTCAATCAGGACTTCAATCTCTGCTTCCGTCATCACTAAATTCCAGCGCTACTATTTTTAAGTCGGGTCTTTCCTGTTCCTGCATTTCTTCTAAAATATATTCATAGAATGCAACAACGTCATCAATACACCACCTACCCTTAGTATACGCCACAATGGATAGTAACAGCTGCGCATATTGATTTTCTTCGTTCATTGTCCCCTAACAAGCAAATTCTTGTAGTCTGGGTCTGCAAGTTTTTTCTTGATGTACTGCGCGAACTCTTTCGTGCCAATTGCTGCACCGCATTCCCTTGACCACTCCTCGGCCATTACCAAAGGGATAGATCCTACCCACCTTGTGCGGTCCTGGCCTGAATGCCTGGGCGCAAGTTCTCGCATTTTTTTCAAGGTTTTTAGTAGACCAGCGCAATCCTGCTCCCTGACAACCTGAATCTTGCCATCTTCCTCTACAATCTTTTCGGTAATCACTTCTTCTTTCTACCTTTCTTCATAAGTCTTCCTAAAAAGGGTAAGGCGGCCCCGAAAGACCGCCCTACTTACTTCTTTAGCTTAATCAGCTTACATCAGCGACGACGCCATGTGCGGCTTCATTATCGATTTGTAAACCGTATTCTACAGAAATCAGCCTGCGCTCCGCGTGACCTGTGCGGGCAAGTTCTTTCTGTGAGGTAGGCTTCAGGTATGCAACGCGAGCGTAGTTCGGGTCAAGGACCAGAACGTCACGGCTACGGCTGAAACGTGAAGGCACAATGGTAAGTTCACCAAAGTCAGATACATAGACGTCAATCGCAGCAGACAGAGTCTTGTCGCTGATGTCTTTGTACTTGGTGGCGTTACCAGTGAAGGTAGAGATGGTCTGCTTCTGTGAAGATCCACAGAGAACAATTGAAGGCTCTGCACCCTGGTCCCAGCAGTCAGCAATAACTGACTTCAACAAGGCCTCAGTTACAGTACGCTGTGTACCGTCAGTGGCGGCAGCATCAACGTAACCAGCTGTGCCAGTACCGGAAGTAGTACCATCAGCACCACTAGTTCCACGATCAGCGTTAGTACGCAGGAACGCGGGCAGACCAGCAGTCTGACGAGCAGTACCGGAAGCACCAGCAGAAGCAGCTACGTTAGCAGTCAACATGGTTTCCATGTCACGCTTCAGTTCCTTCAGCTTGTATGCAACCTGCTTGGCAGTAGTCTGAGCATTACCAGCACCATTTACGGCGTTAGCGGTGTCAGATACTTCAACTACTTTGTCAGAGATCTGAGTGTAGTTAGCCTGGCGAACTGCGTTAGTAGCAGCGTCATTGCCTGGGGCTGATTCACCTTCAACAACACGGTTGGCGCTGTCAGCAGATGCAAGTTCTACAACGCCCCATTCAAAGTAAGTGTTATCGACACTTTTACGTCCGATAGCTGTCATGAAAGGAGTGTCAGTTGGAGAAATGCTAATCAAAGCATCCTGGAGATCCTCGCGGATCGTTGAGACATCATATGTCTCGTTGGTATTTGTATTAACGGCCATGATAGGCTCCTAATTAGTTAGCTTAATAAAAATTTGGCAATATCTTCGACATTACCGGTTTTTTTCATCCGAGCTTGAATTTCCTGTGACCGCTTTTGAGAGGTTGCGCGGCTAGATTTCTTGGCGCCTGGTTTAACAACTGGTCTGGCATTACTAACTTTTTGTTTTGCCTTGCCCTTACTTCCCTGCAAGTCATCCCATAGTTTAGCTTTGTGCAGAACCACGATAGCACGGTGATCTGTGACACCGCCTAGTTCCGCTTCAGAGTATCCTAGTCGCGTACCATAACTAACCAAGTCTTCTTTTAATTTGCCTCCTTTTTCTGGGTCGGCAAACTCCGGTATAACCTGTGCCAGCTTGCCCATCTCTTGTTGCAGATTGGCTTGCTGTGCGAACTGCATGCGCTGTGCCTGTTGAGTTTGAGCCTCGGCAATTACTTGCTGCTGGTTATCAAAATCAATCTTGGCCGCGTCATACGCTGCTTTCTTCTCCATGTAGCCGATAGGATCAGTCTTCACTAACTCGCTATCAGGCGGCTCTGGAGCCTTAAGCATTTCGCCACTTTGCAGCTGGTTCAAAAGCTGTGACATTTGTTCACGCTCTTGAAGGAGTGCATGGTATACCTCTTCCGCTTGTTTCTTTTGCGCAGCGGCATCCTGCATTCCTTTCTGGATGTAAGCTTGGCCCGAATAGGATTGCTTAAGATCATTGAGGGTTACTTCACGTTCTTCTCCGTCTACTTTGACGGCGTAAAGTTCCTCCTGACCGGCTTCCTCATGGTCTTGCTCTTCATCCTGGTCCTCCACCTCTTCATCGGTTTCATCCGACTCATCGGTTTCGGGGTCTTCCAAAGCCTCTTCCGAGTCTTCAATTGCCTCTGGTTCTTCCAGGTCGGCAGCCTCATCTTCAGGCTGTGGATTTGAAATTAGTGTATCTGCGACACTATCAACAGTGCCGTCATTATCTATAACTATCTCATCAGTCGATGTCACGGTCCTGACTCCTATTTACGCTTTTTGAGGATTTTCTCATCAGTAATAGCTGACTCTAAATGTGCCTCAATTTTATTTAATGCACTCATCATTGAGTACGCCTCTTCCCTCAACTCAGTATCGCTAGGTGCTGAATTGAAGAAAATTTCTGTTTGCCGTTGCCTCAGTTCCTGCATCAGGGTTCTGAAATTATCATCGGCAAGAAGGGATCGCGCTTTTGATGCCCTTATCTGTATATCATCTGTCATTTATTGCCTTGGAGCGTTTTGCGCCCTCTTTATATCTGCAACATCCACAGCGGTTCCGTACTTACCTAGAACCTCTGCAGCCTTAACAATTAAATCTTGATCCATTTGATCTCGCTTCAGGTCATCGTCAGCAGCGGCCTTCTGTGCATCTAGCTGTAGCTTCATCATGTCTGTCTGTGCTTTCGTTTGGGCCTTCATTTGTTCAGCCGCCAAGAATGCCTGGTTCGGGTCCTGCTGGCCCTGTGCCGCTTGCTGCTGCGTCATCTGAGCCTGCTGCATTAGCATTTGTTCAGTCTGTGGATCCATCGGCATGAAGTACCTGTCGGAGTTCCTTACTCCGCTCAAGGCTAACATATCTGCCATAGTATTGCGTATCTGTGTCATGGATACTAGCCCATTGGAAGGACCGTAATTTTGCCATATCTGCATCTGCATAGTCAGGGCTTGATTTAACGCGGCCATCTTCATGTCTTCCTTGCCAGTGCCAAGGCCCACATTAATTTGGACGTCCATTGAGGTATTCCACACCCTGGGGTCAATAGGTACGAACTGCCCATTTAGACGCATGTGAACCTCGTCTGTGGAGTTCTTGATCATCTCCTCCAGCATCAGTTTAAACATGCGCTTCATACCACCCTCGGCAAAGTTTCTTGCGATAACTTCAACCTGGCCGGCGGCAGCCTGCATAGTTGTGGCAACAGCAGTAGCGGTAGCATTCTGCAGCGCGTCAGGATCTAGTCCCATTGACGCCCTGGACACACCGGTCTTTTCCTGTACCTGTTGGTCCATGTACTGTAAAGCCGGCAGTGTAGTGCCAGCAATAAACGGTACGGGATTTGCCTGGATAGCACCTATCTGCTTCATCCTACGGATAGCGCCTATCTCATTATTGAGTACGTCATCCATATTTACCAGGTCTTCTACCACATCAATTGCAGGGTTGTTCGTTAGTGCTACGTTGTCCAAAACACCTCTAAGCATAGCTGTAGATGCGTCCTGGTCATTCATGATTAGGTCAGCGATAGACCTACCAAAGAACGCATGCGGTTCAGGGTCGCACTCAAAAATAGCGAATGGAACATTGTCACAAGATTCCATATCCAGAATTTTATAACCAGTGCCTGCCGTCACAAACTTGTACATCATGGGGACGCCAGAACCCTCAACGTCCATTTTCATGTAAGCCTCTGTGACAAGGATTATCTTCATGGAGGGGTCTTTATGGTTCGTTTCATCCGTATCCCGGCTATACCCGGTCCTAGCATAGACTTCCTCGTCTACTAGTGTGTCGTTTTCTGTAATTCCAGCCAGGTCGATAACATCGTCAAAATCATATCCCATTGCTACTAGGTCACCAACGCGCATCTCTGCCCGGTGTGCAACAATATAAGCATCTTCAATAGACCTGGCGTTACGGTCCACAAAAAACTCTTCAGGGGGAACTGACTCAACGCATAATTTGCCACCTGTGGCACGCTTGATTACCTTAATGTCATGGCTCTTATTCTCGATCTCCATGCCCATCTGATCCATAGACATCTCTATAGACTCAGAGTGTTCTATGACGTCAATAGAATCTTCATTCACTATGAGAGCAAACTCATCGTCATTTAGATTGGTAAAGGTGTATGTTTTACCAACTTCATAGTCTTCCCAATATACTTTTACAATGCCGGTCTTTTTTACCAATGCGTCATGAAAGGCATCATTGAGAATCTCGTATCCACCCATCTCGCTGAATTTCCAGTGCATGTATGAGTTCGCCTGCTCTGCGCCAGCAAGATCCTCTGGGCCTTTAGGGGTGTACTCAACAGGGCGCTCAGTGGACAAAAATACCCTCATAAGACTAGGTTTGATCTGCCTGATTATGTCCCTTACTTTTGTTGAGACAACCTTGGACCTTCCTTCCTCATAGCCAATGTCTACCTCGCCATCAAAGTACCGCTGCGATTTGACACGTTCATCAGATATCTCAGACTCAACAAAATCTACAGCGTCTTCAATGGCGTCTGCCACGATCTGCTGTATATCGTCTTCTGTCATTCGTTTCAGTTTCATCTATTGGTTCTCACCGTAAGGGGTACCGCTCAGTATACCCTGACCACCCTGTATAACTTGCTGGCCCGCTCCGGTTGGCAGACCGCCACCCAACCTCTCAGCAATCCTTGACACGCTGGAAGGCACCATGCTCATATTTGCTAACCCTGGAGATATTGTTGACGCCATGCTGGCAATTTTGCGCCTAAGTTGATCCATGGCGTTTTCATTTACCATTGCCTTAACAAGCATCTCTGGATCTTCACTAACCAATATGTTTGCAATAGTAGTTCTGTCTGCCTGACTAATTTCAACATCTCCCAACATTGAGCCTACTGCCTTTTTGGCAACATTGATCATCGCCACTGGATCGCCGGCCACTGCGGCTCTTATTTCTTGCGCTGTTACAGGTAGAGCGGCTTCTCTCTGTCTCTGCCTTTGCAACACTGCCGTTTGACTTCCTGCTCTTTGTGGGGCGGCCTGAGCAGTTCTTCTTGCTTCAGCTGCTATATTTAGAGTTCTATCAAGCTCATCAAGGGACTCTTCTGGAGCAATAAGTCTAAGCAGCTCGCCAAGCTTTTCATCTTCATTAGCTAAATTAGTAATTGTGCGGGTTTTGGATGTGCGCAATTTGTCGCGGATAGCAGCAAATACACCAGCCCTAAAGGCCATCTGCTCTTCTGCGTTGTACCCTCTCAGCGCTCTTGCTGTCACATCTAAGTTCTTGCCTAGTGACTTTAGCCCTGCATCAAATGCATCCTGCTGCTTAAATTGCTGTGAATAATTGGCTCTTGTTTGCGCCAGGTCTTCGTATGTGTTGTCCAAATTATTTTTGAGCTTTTCAGCATACTCTTTGTAAACTTCACCCCTGGTTCCAGAGCCAGCAACGTATAACTTGTTTCCTTCATCTCTAAGAACTCTGTACGCAATATCAGCGTCCTCAACAGACGGGGCTCTTACTAACCTTATTGCGCCATTTTCGTCCATGGCAAATAAAGGCACCAAATTCCTGGCAGTATAAATTTTCTCAAGTTCATCTCTAACTTCAGGGAATCTTTTTAATATCGTTTCTACATTGTCATATATTTGCCCAGTGACCTGCTGGTTGTCCGGATTTTTAAAAACAATGTCATAGGCTTGCGACTCCCTCTCACGGAGCCTATCAATATCATCAAGATATGAGTTCAAAACATCATCTGAGCGTCCTGGCGCCAATGCAGCCCTAACTGTTGAAACCGCCTCGCCAGTTGTATTTTTCGCTCTATCCCTAATGTATTGCAATAAAATGTTAGCGCCTTCACCGCCTTCCCTAATAAAACTGATTACCGCGGCATTTGCTGTTTCGTTATCGGTAACCATTTTGCCTTCAGCAATGTCCGCGACAATATCATCTACTGATTTGCCCATTTGCTGCGCGAGCGAATTCAGATATGCAGACACAGTGTCGCTATACCTTGTGCCGAACTTCTCAGATACGAAATTGCTAACCTTTTTGAATATACCTATAGCCGCCCTAGGACCACCGACAATGGCAAGTGGAGCCGCAGCACCAATAGCAGTCGCTGTCCCAACATCTACAGCTGTTTGACCTATACCTTCCCTTTCTGAGGTGCCAAGGCCATATATACCGCCCTCTGTCGCACCTACGCCCATGAGCCTTGGCATAGTGGTTTTTGCTAATTGCCCGGATCTTACTGCGGCAACGCCAGGTATAAGGTTAGTGGCCATGGCGCCGACAATTTCTGCAGTGATAGCTGCCCCAGGGTATTGCTCCCTAAACTGAGATATTTGCTGCCGCAGCTGATTTCTGACTTCTTCGTACTCTGGTCCGCCAGGTAATGCAGACCGAATCATGGCTTCAATTTCCTCGCCAAACCCCATCGTTAATCCTTGGGCAGCAGAACGCAATACGCCAGATACGGGCGGCTGTGGCTGACTATAAAGATTGGCCTGATTTATAGGAACTAACTGCTGTTCAGCATTATAGGGCGCTAAAATCGCTTGCTGCTCAGGCGTCATTTGACCGGGAGTTGAAGCGACTTCAGTACCGTATTCTGCAAGGATCGCTTTCTGTTCTGGGGTGAGATCTGCCATTACTTAGATCCTGCTTCTAAGAACCTAACCTTGTCATCTCTTGTCATCCTATCCCACATTGCAGGGCTTACTAGGAAATTACCTTCCATATCTTGCGGCGGCACAAGCGGAGTGCGCGGTATACTCTTGATATAATCGGAATACAAAACATCGCCAGATGAAAGTGCTTCGGCAATCTTTATATATTCATCGTAAAGCTTCTGACTTGCAGCAAGTCTCTTTTTAAGGTCCGTCTGTAATTCCGCGGGTTCAAGACTTAAATCCAAGCCAGTTGAAAGCGCAAGATTAAGTTCTGTGGCACTAAGAGCGCCAAAGGTTGCACTGTTAATAATATCTATGCCAAGCAAACTGCCGAGCCTTCTCAGTTGTGCTGTTTGCGCATTTAAAGCGGGAAGATATTGACGAACAACACCGCTTTCAGCGCCTTGTTCTGATGCCTCAAGTGCTTGTGAGTATTTGCTGACATTTGCCTGTAAGATATTTGCGGCGTTCATTGCTTCCTCGCCACGATCCATTGCTGTCTGCCTATCCTGCAGAGTGATTTGTGTCTGCATTTCTCTTTCCGCTTCTTGTGTAGGTGTTTCGCCTGTTGCGCCTTCCACATCAACCCTACGTGCAACACCATTCTGGTCAACTACGGTCACATAATACTGGCCGGTCACAGGATCTAATTGTGGTGCATAGGTGCTATCTTTTGTGAATTCTTTGCCCAGCACTACTGATGCTAGTTCAGGATTGCTTTCTATTAAATCTGCTTCAGCGTTTTTACCAATACTTCTTAAATATCCGGCAGTTGCATTAGCTTGACCCATAGCAAGCTGCCGCTCTTGCAGGTTTTGTATCTGTGCAGTGTTACCAGAAATTAAGGCCTGACTTGGGTTCAATGTCATAGCCGCAAAAGCATTCTGCCTTCTAAGCCTGGTTATATCGTCATCACCATAGATTGCGCGTGAAGCTTGCTGTAGTCCAGGACCAACGGCACGGCCAAGCCCACCAAGAAGCCCACCAATAGCGCCAACTATGCCCTGTCCTCTGGGGCGAACCGGAGGCTGATTTACCATTGCTTGTTGTTCTGGAGTAACGGAAGGGAATGATGGTGGGCTATATCCGCCACTAAGTAAACCGCCCTGCGACCCACCCTGCGATCCACCCTGCGCCATCATCATCTGTAGATATTCTTCTTCTGTCATTTTGCTACCTACTTAAATAAATCTAGTAATCCTGAGCCAACAGCTTTACCGGCTTCCATAATATTTCCAGGGACCGCCATCATGTTGCCAGGTATTTCTTTAAGTCTTTCACCAGCTACTTGAATCCTCATATCCGGCGTTATTTTATCTGTCGGACCTAAACCCAATCTTCTTCGTATTTCTTCATCAGACACGCCCATATCTGTGTAACTGGCGCTCATATCAGGAACCTGCAGTAATCCTGCAGTAGGTAGCTGTAGGAGTCCCTGTGGCGCCTGGTACTGCTGCGCCATGACCATGGCGTCCATTGGGTTCATTATGCGAACGATGCTCCAAGTTGGAGATAATCAAATAGACCAGGTTGCTTAGCGGTGGTCTGTGTCTGTTCGCCGGTCTGAGATCCTGCGTATGCACCCAGCTGCGTATTTAGAGCTGTCTGTGGTGCGCCTACAAACCCACCGTATTGTGTCTTAGCCGAATCAATAAGCGCCTGCTGTATTGCTTGCTCAAGCATGCCCTGCTGCATCAGATCCTGATTAACGTCACGAACCATACCGAAACCTAAATTACCCAAAGACCCTAGCTGACCAGCAGCAGATAACCTTTGCTGAGATCCTGCCAATCCTGCCTGCTGGTTGGCCTGTTGTGCGGCAAGCATGTTAGCAGCGTTCTGCATAGAAGCCTGGTTGTACGCACCAGCACCAAACTGAGATGCCATGTTTTGTGCAGCAATATCCTGCAACGCTACATTCTGTGCTTGCTGGAAGCCTTGCTGGCGTAATCCTGCAGATGACTGTGCTAGTTGCTGCAAGACGTCACGGCCTAGTTCTGACTCTGTGATAGCTTGCCTAGACCCGCCAAACGCCCTGGCTGCTTGTGCCTGTGCGCCTAGCTGGTTTAATCCCATAGTAGCGCCCCTAAGAATATCGCGCTCATTACCCCTTATAACCTGTTCGGTGTACGGGTTCATGTAAGGGTCCATTGATGTGCCGGCCAGTTGGCTTGCCTGGTAGCCGGTTGCTTGTGCCATCGGCGCCCCGACTTGACCTGGCTGATAACCCATCTCAGTGGCTGCACCACGCATAGACTCAGCTATACCGCCGGCCACACCACCCATTGGACCGTAATTATCAAACCTTTGCGCAATCCTGTTAGCTGAATAGGGATCAGCTGCACCCATGCCGCCTGCGGCTGTTGTCATAGGCGCTGGTATTACTGGTGTACCTGGAGAGCCTGCCATTATATGTACCTGTCAATTACTGATTCTTCGTAGGGTAGAATTGCGGCCAGCTCACCAGCTGTTAAACCAGTTTGGTTGGCCATATCAACTACCCGCTGTATTTTTTGCTGTGAGGATAGAGATTTCCAGTCTGGCGCACTTCTTAAGGATGCTACAGCCGCCTCAGCTGTTACTTGCTGTTGTTGCGGTTGTTGTTGTTGTTGTTGTTGCGGTTGTTGTTGTTGCTGTTGTTGCGGTTGCTGTTGCTGCATTATTGATGCGCTGTAATCTGCTTGATATTGAGCAAGTTGGGCTGGATCAGATAAATTGTATACCCTACCATTCAAAACAATATTGCTTTCGGCTGGAGCCTGCGCATTTGTTTGTGTGCTTGCAAAACTTTCTGCGTCAGGCGCATTTGTAGATGATGGCATCTCTGGCTGAGATAGGTAGCTTTGATATCTATCCTGTGGAGCGCCGCCGGTGTATGGATTCACAAAATTTTCCATCATCTTTCTATACTGGCCAGGCCTTCTGGCAGCCAATTCTTGTACAGCCTGATCGTAAAGACCTCCAGATGAATACCCTGATATACCTCCAGCGTACTGCGTAGGCTGTGGTAGCGCTGATTCTTGCAGGCCTTGCATACCGAAAGCTTGAGCAAACTGGCCTATATTTGACCTGGCAGCCTGCTGGGTGGGGGTTAATGCTGCAACATCTGGACCGTAATAAGGTGTGTATCCAATCTTAGATACATCCCTACCCTGAGCCAAGTTGGCCTGTGCTGCGTTTGACAGCCATTGTGGGATTTCTACTTGTGTCGTCTGGCTACCGCCTTTTCCACCGCTCATATCAGATCTCTTTTGATAAATTAACTAGCTGTAGCTTCCAGCCAAACTTCTCTAATGCCTTGGACCATCCCCGCCTTCCTGACAGCGTTAAGGCGGAACAGTCCTGCTGCTTTGCCCACTTAATGACATCATCGTGCATATCAGTCAGCTGGTCTAATTCACCGCCTGCAAGAAATATGTGTAACACCTTTTTTCTGGGGTACACCAATATTTCAGTAACTAAACAGCCCTTTTCTGTAGGCCATAGTTGCATGCGCCCTTCGAGTATAGCATGGAAAACATCATCTATGTTGTGTGTGCCGCCACTATATGCCAGGGCAGCCTCAATCCATTCTTTGCATTTAACTAGATTATCAACCATGTATTCTTGTTATAGACAAAGTCACCGCTGGCGTGGATGGGGCAAATGCAGTGGAAAGGGCGTTGTTTAAGTATCCACTTGTAGAATCTACAGCCCACATAGCCTCTACATAGTCGTTCTCTTCCACAGTAAACAAGGCGGCCCTAGATACCACGGTGGTAGCGTTATTTTGGTGTAAAGCTGATTTTATGGTGCTTCCAGTAACATCTACACCGTTCTTGCGTGGCCAGAACCAAAAATTAACAGTGCTAGATGATGTAGATGCAATCTGTGCTGTAAAGCTCAAAAGGTACTCTCCCGCCTCTGAAAACACTATTCTACTGGCTGGTGTCCCTAATGATATTCCCTTGGCATTTGTAGGAGTGTCAAATGTTAATGGGTATGCAGTATTTACTAGGGCTGCGGTGACGTCTGTAGATATGCCTAAATCAGCATGTCCATCTTCCAGGATAATTTGTACATACTCCCCATCCCTGGATACTACTGGGTACTTCTTGTCCCTGTCCCATAATATAAGACCGTCATCAGACGCTGACTCATCTACTGTCTTTTGCCTTAGCTTTGACCTTATTTGCGCCAGGTACTTGTTAAGGCTATTAGCCCATGTCTGCCAGGTGTTTCCGCCTGGCTGTGGGATGTATTCGCTCAACGCCTACCTCCGGCCACTATTTCTACCCTATTGACACCAACACGCCAATCAGCGAGTCTTTGACCCTCCACCCGCATTCTGACCTGCCTACCTGTAAATCTCATGCTTGTTGGGTTCGACATAGAAAAAGGCCCATGAGATGTTTCTGCATCGTTTGGATAAAACCTGGTCTTAAATGTCACATTAACATCACCCTGGGTTTTTTCATCAGGAATCATTTCAGTAATACTTGCTACCTGCTCACCATCCCCAATACTAATTGGACCCGACTCTGCAAATGGCGTTAAATTGTCATAAACAAAGCCCTTCTCATGATCGTAAAAATGGTTATCAGATGCTGCAGCATATAACGGGTATCTGAATGCGCCCTGGTCTACACCGGCGGTCCTGTCTAGCTGTCCTATGGACCAGGTGTTTTCTAAATAGTTAAAAGAGACGTACCTATTACACTCTGTAGCATCTTGCGATGGATAGAACCACCAGACCTCTGAATACCTAGAATTGGTTACAGCAAAAGCTTTACTTATTTGGGATTCATTAATATCTGAAAAAACATAATCTGATACGTCTGACTGTATCCTGGAAACAGCACCACCGGAATAGGTGAAGAATGCCTTCTTGCCCATCCATAGTGCGCCAAAATCTGTGTTGGCTACAGCTTTTTTAGATGCTATGCCACAAGATGTCCCAACTCGCTCAAAACCATACACATACGGTGGTCCCTGGTAAGTAGCAGAATGAGCATCTATATCTGTCAGTATTAGAGTCTGGCCTTTTACTTTGATACCGCACATTATGTTGCCGGCTGTCTGTAGCAATATGTCACCAGCTTCATTAGTTGCTGAAGGAGTCCAATCCGTATTGTTTTCTCTATCACACCACTGGACCTTCCTGGGGTCACCAGATGCCCCTAGTGCAAAAATAAACCTTTCATCTGTTACAACTATGCCAACATTACCAGTTGGTGCGTTGCTCACAATATTAGCAGTGTAGGCCGTGTCAATTTCCCACTCATAGATCTTTCCATCGTCTGATGAACACGCAACCAGGTACTCTCCCCAGGTGTCTAAGGACCAGGTAGTGGCGGGGTCTATAGTTGTTATATCTTGCCTGCCAACACCATACTCATCATACCCATAGGCGCCAGAACCATAACCCGTGTAGGCATTTGCGTCCTCTCTGCCAGCAGTAAACCCAGCGGGGGTTATATCGTACCGTGTCCCTGCAGCGTTATAAGCGTAGAGGTTTGCATAAGTTCCTGCAGCCACAAACCGCACATCTGAATTCGTTGTCCAGGTAAGCAGTCCACGGATTTTGTTATCAGCGGCAATAACGGATCTTCTCTTCCATCCACCTACCGGCTGCATGGTGTTGTCTACCCATCGAACCAGGTTGGAATCGCGCCACCTACTTGACTGCTGTAGGTCCGTGCCATTTCTATATATACCTGGGGGTATTTCTAATGGTACTAGTGCCATAGTTTTACCACTTAATTAAATATACAACTCTGGGTTTGCATTAACCTGAGCAATAAATCCTATCATTACAAAAACCATTGCGACAGACACCCCAAGACCTAATGCTATCATAACGATATCTTGAACATCTGCTTTTCGCCTTGCATCAATCCTAGCCTGCTCAAGCTTCCTGGTTTTTAGTATACGTCTTTGTTTTAGCATCTCCCTATATACGTCCCCATTATTGGTGTATATAAGAAGCATCTTCAGCTCTTTCTCGTAGGTCTCCATCTTTTTTTTGGCCATTGCAATTTCCAGGGCCTGCTCTTCAATAGATTTACCTGCGATAAGCCTGGCTGTTTTTGATCTTTCCCGACTTGCAACATTAGCTTCTGATATCTGCTCCTGGGCTGTAAAAAACTTACCCAGGGTCGCGCTCATATCATTAAGGTCTTTCCCTCGCTCAATAGCGGTCTTGATAGTTTTATATGCTTTATCAGCCACACCTAGAGCAAGAGTTATTTCACCTATCATGCTACGCGCCTATAGTTATCCAGCCTGTTGTGTTGTCTTTATGCTTCTTCGGCAGGTTCTTCTTCAGTAACCCACGGCATACCAACAGCAGTGGCAGGGGTGTTCACAGAGTCCATCTTCGCTTGAAGTAATGCAGTAACAGCATCAACATCAATAGTGGCTTCTACCCAGCCAATAACATCTGCTTCGGTGAGGCTGTCAAAATCTACAAAGCCATCAGCAGATGCGTCAGGAGTGAAGTTGGCGTGTACCATGTCGCTAACAGTAATATCCCCATCAGTCATTGAGGCTATTGCCCGGACACGAACAACACCCCCATCGGAAGTATTGCGCACTAGTTTGTCTATTGTGTAAGAGAGTGCCATGTTAGATTCCTATAGTTATCCATCCAGTTGTGTTGTCTTCTTGGTAAGCATCTTCATCCCAGTACGCTTCACCTTCAGGTTTAGGCAGTGGGGCATTCCAGACAAATGCTGTGCTGTCATAAGTCCAAGAGTCGTATGGTGACTCGTCAGGGCTTTCAGGCAATGCGTTCTCTGGGAAGCCAGCCTGTGCAGG